TAAGTTTACCCTGAGTCTTCTGTCCAATTTGATGAACCCTAGAAGTGAAGATTGATTCTGGAATAGATCCAATATCTTTGATGTTTACGTTCAGTAAGTTTGCATCAATGCGTTCAGCAATCTTCTCTTCCGCCATCTCCATGGTAATGTAAAGAACATTCTTCCCCTGGGAAAGATTAGAAGCGGCACAGTGACACATAAAAAGAGACTTGCCCACACCAGTTCCAGCCAAAGCAACGTTAAGCGTCTTATTCGGGAGTCCCCCTTTGGTGATAAGATTGAATTTCTCAAGATCAAATGGAATCTTCGATTCATCTTTATGATAATATTCATAACGTTGCTCTACGTTATCTACGTAGTCGTGTCCTATGTATTCATCAAACGAAACTGCCAAGGCTTCTTGAAGTATCGATGGGATTGAATCTCTTGATAACTTCGGATCTCCCCCGTCAGCAATTTTGATTGACTGGAGTAGGGCGTTGTAAATGGCCCTGTCTTTACACCACTTTTCTGTTGCTGTAACAACCCAATCTTTGTCGATCCATTCGTCACTATACTCTTTGATTTTTGTAATGCTTTCTTTATAAGTGTCTTCAGTGAGATCATTTCTATCTTGTAGTGCTAAGATTAATACTTCCTTAGTGGGAACTTTATCATACTTGACTGAGAAATCATGAATCTCTTCAAAGATAACTTTTTCAGAATACTCTTCAAAATATTCTGCTTTGAGATGAGGAACTACCTTTCGATAGTATTCCTCATTACAAATTAAGTTTCTTAGAATAGTTGCTTCAATCTTCTCCGTCATTACTTACTCCATAAAGAAATTCAACTTGGGCATGTTCTTCTAATTTAGCCATCACTTCATCAGTAAGATACTGATCTGGATTTTTTAAAATTTCTTTGCCATACACTTTTTTACCATCGACCTCATACCGACCAGCAACGTTCTTCCAGATACCTGCTCGCTCTCCCAATTCTAGCAGACCATAGTGCTTTTCGAGACCCCGTTCATCAAAGAACAATCTTGTCTCGACTTTAGATCCCTCTCTGGTCAGACGGGACTTCTTCGCCTCACATTTAATAATGTTTCCGATAAGTTCTGTTCCGTCTTTTTCTTTTTTCTTTGAGAGGTAAATGATTGTACTAGCAGAATACTTAAGACCACTACCCCCACCCATCTCTTTAGTAGGAACATACGAGCCAACAACGTCATAGGTATGATTGGTAACTAACATTGGAATATTTGCTTTACCAAGTTTTAGTGTCAGAATTCTAAACACTGATTTGGTTAGCTGTGCTTTGGTCATGTCACGAACGTTTTTATCGTCCGAAGCATCCTGAACTTCTTTATTTGTGGCAAGCATACCCAAAGAATCAAGAACAAACATCAATGGTTTACGTTCTGCCTTTGGTTGCTCCATGTATTTATCAATGATTCTAACGGCCTGAGTTCTAAACTCCTCAATGGTATCTACAGGGAAAATGACCATCCGCTTAGAATCAATTCCTCTGCTTTCAATCATCTGCTTACTAATAGCAGACTCAGTTTCAAAATATATAACACCAGCATCAGGATCACTATTGAGGAAATTACGAACGACAGAAAGACAAAAGAAAGTTTTTCCTGTCCCTGATTCTCCGGCAATAGCGGTAATTTTATTAGAGGGAATACCCCCGAATAACGATCCAGACACCAAAGCATTAAATATGTAGCTCCCAGTGTCAACAAAAGATTCAACATCGCCAGCAGCAATGCCATCAGAAACAAGGGCAGCATATTCATTTTTGCTATCTTTAATTACTTGTTGTAAAAAATCCATAATTCTCCTAACTAAAAAAACTCATGAGCGAAATCTTTCGCTCGGCATCCCAACCAATACATTCTAGCACATTTCTGAGCGGATCGTAAAACGACTTTTCAAATTGTGTCCTGTAGTCCACATACTTATCCAAATTAAATTCTTCGGGCAACCTACCAAAAAACGAAATTACATTTTCTTGGATTGGGTTTGGCATCTTGAGGTAGAGAAATTTGATCTTCTCTCCTTCTTGGATAAGAGGGTACTTGTGAGTAAGATTATTACTTCGTACATAGTGATTATACAATAATGCACCTCTGACTTGAATAGGAGTCCTCTCCTTATAAATTGTTGAACGACTGGAATATTTTTGTAAACCATTACAACCTCGTGGGAAAGAAATGTCAAGATAATTTTGTTTACGAGTATCTTCTTTTATCTGTTCAATAAAATTAATAATATCATCATTAGTTTGATTAATGATAATCGTATATGCTTTATACAACTTGTCTCGAAAATATGCTGGCGTGGAAGATCTAGCGGTTTCCATACCACAGATTTTCATCTTGGGTTCTTTGTATCGAACACCTTCACTATCCCATACGTTAAGAACATAACGTTTCTTGGCAGTCCAGAATCCACGGTTAGCAATGTTCTCCCGCTTCATTACCATTTTTTGGTCATAAGCATTTACGTAGTCGGCCAATTCTTGGTAAGAACTTTTAATAAATTTCTCAAGTTCCATTTTACAGATCTTATCAAGGAATGAGACAACGCTTTCATTAGTTTTCTCTCTTCCCTTGTATATAGTTTCCACCAAAGGACCCAGATTAAGGTACATAGAATCAGTATCACAAGCAATAACATAATCAACTCCAGTAGTTTTGAGAATTTTATTTAAATACTGATTCATCTTTCGCTCAATCCATCGAATAGAAAGTTGACCAGAAAGAGTGATTGCCTCAGCGATTTCCAGTTTGTAGTAACGGAAGTGCTCGTTGCCGATGGCACCATAGGCAGAGTTAAGTTGAATCTTACGTGCCATCTGAATGTTATTACAACGAGAAATCTCTTTCTTCAATTCAACCGTTGGATTGTTTTCGTACTCCTGCTTAGCAGCCAACATTTTCTTTTTGTAGATAGTACGTTCCTCATAGATTTTTTCCATGAGCTTTGGCAGGAATCCTTGATACTCAGTTGTATAAAAAGTGCCATTAGCACAGAGAGTTTTTCCTGACAAGTCACCTAAATTTATCTCCCGATTCAGCAATCTATCTACGTTAGCGTATGGATGCCTTTCCCCTAGAAGTGTTTCTGGAGAAAGATTATATTGCATGATCAAGTGAGGGTATAGACTATTAAGGTCAAAACTCACAACCCAATCATACAATCCAGGAACAGGTTCTTTTACAAATGCTCCAGCATACTTATTATCTTTGCTACTTTCTTTTTTGGGCGGAATAGCAATCTTTTGTTTAGCAAGGTAAACATAAATGATATTATCCCACATACGTACTTGAGAATATACATCCTCAAAATTTACCTTGGCATCATATGCCATAGTAAAGGCAAGTTCAAGAAGTTTCATCTTGTCGTCTAGTTTGTCAACCAGTCGAACGTCAATGATGTTATACTTGACAAACTTATCCCAATCTTTAGTGTAGAACTCCTTGAAAGTATCAAACTCAGAGTGATCGAGTTTCTTTTCATCCAGTTCCACAAAAGCAATGTGATCAAGACGATATGATTCTTGGTTAGTATAAGTAAATTTCTTATACAGTTCAAGATAATCTAGGGTAGCAATACCCATCAAATCATAAGCAAAGTTCTTACGACCTTTGATAAAAATTTCCCTGGACATTGTATTTTTCCAAGGAGAAAGAAGACGAGCTTCTGCTTCTCCCACCATACGCTCAATCCTACGATAGATGTACGGGATGTCAAACAACTGGACATTCCATCCAGTGATTACATCAGGATAGTTTTCCATCCACCAGTGAAGGAATCCTTTAAGCAATCCAATTTCAGATTCAAAGTGAAGATAGTTAACTTCCTTATCGTGATTTTCGTATGGGCGTGAGCCGAACACAGTAATACGACCCATATCACTATCCTTGATGCTAATCAAAAGAATCTCTTGATCAGCAGATTCAATATCAGGAAATCCGTTTTCTGCTCCTGTCTCAATGTCAAGAGTGAATACACGAATCTTACTGGTATCATATTTCATTTCATCCTCAGGATACTCCTCAAAGATATACTGATTCAGAAATCGTGTTTGACCGTAAATTTGAAAGTCATCAATATCTTTATGATCTTCAATAAACTGTTTGGCATCACGGATACTTCCCTGCCTCACTGGTCGAACATTCTTCCCGTCAAGAGTTTTCCATTCCTCCTGCTTAGCAGAAGGAAGGAACAGTGTTGGGTTGAATTGAACTTTGTCTTGAAATTTTCTACCATTTTCATAACCACGAACGAGAATAGAGTTTCCCGATTGTTCAACACTGGTGTAAAATTTCATTCTTCAGATTCTTCAATAACAATGGAAGGTTTTTCTTGAGACACTAATTCTCGATACTGATTGTATAAAAAGTCATCAGGATCAGTAATTAAACTAATTTCAGAAGACCGAACAATAAATTCTCTCTCTCTGGAATGAAGAGGGAACACGCCCAAGCAGGTGCCATCAATCTCATACGGATATTTTAGCACACAATCTGGATCACCGAACTCGACATCCGGAATTTCTTCAACTTCCGAAACAATCCATGTTCCAGAAAATCTCAACAGTTTAATTTCATCATTCATTTGTCATCACTTCAGGATTAATAACTTTTTGAATTTCTTCTTGTTGAAGACGAGCATTTTCAGTTTCTTCAATTATTTTTTCTGCTTGCTCAATTTTAGATTGATAAGCCACTGATAATCCTGGATCTGGTTGTCCTATAGCAAGAACTCCATCGTATGGAATTTTATACTGAACATCAGTAGAATAAGGACACCATTTACTAAATTTAACTTGTAAATCTTGTTCTGGATTATCTGTATTATTTACTTCCACAAGTGAAAGAGTATACGGGTGAGTAAACACCAAACAAATACCCTTTTTATCTTCACCATCTCCTTCAAAAGCTTCTTGAAGAAGAGTGATTATTTTTTCTCCAGTTTTTAAAATTACAATTGACGGTATTTTATTCATTTTCGTTTACCTCATTAAAAATTTCTTGGTTATCAATTACACTATAATATGGCTGTACAGTTTCAATATATTTTTCTAAAATTTGATCTTTTGGTTCTCCTATACTAACAACATAATCAAAAGGAATTCTAAATTGTAAGCTCTTAGAGAATGGAGACCATTGCTGAAAAATAATTCTTACTTCATTTTCATCTGTTGTGTCTTTTGGAAATGTGTAAGAAATTACCATAGGAACTTCAATCAAGAAGCACAAAGGATCTTCAGTTTCTTCAACCATTAACTCAGTTAATTTACATATGATATGCTGTTTATTTTTCAGCATAACAATTTTAATGTCTTCCATAAATTTAATTTTTCAATGCTTTAATTATACCACAAAAAGAAACGGGGGTCAAGGTTGGATTTTGCCAACCAGACCCCAAGCGACGACGATATTTGGGTAACCCCGTCAGTATTTATTTAATTGTGGTTGGAATTTTTATCCTCTGCCAAAAATTGAGAAGTTTTAATAGATCTACCAATATTATAAGTTGTTTTCTTTTGATGTTCAGGAATAATTTTTTCCAAAGAAATTGTCAACAAACCATCTTCAAACTCCACAGAAGAAACTTTTACATCTTCAGATAGTTGCCACGAATTATTAAAGGAACGTTTGGACAAGCCTTTGTGTAAGTAATTTCTTTCAGTATCTCGTTTCTCAACTTTAGAGGTAACTCTGAGAATGTTCTGTTCTGTAGTGACTTCAATCTCATTTGCTTTAAATCCAGCAAGAGCGATTTCAATTTCGTAATTAGCGTTATCATGTTTGATAAGATTGTACGGAGGATAGTTGGTATTGTGACCAGACATAGCATCTAAACGATTAAAAATGTCATCCAATCCTACGTTAAATGGTTGATAAACTTGCCAAGATAAATTAGTCATTTGCTTTTCTCCTTAAATAAGCGAGTGTTATATAAGACCCCGAAGGCATCTCATAATAATTTATTACAAAACAACAAAAAATGGTAGGAGGATTCCCCTACCATTATTGTTCGGTCATCAGTATTGTGTATCCTCGATTACGATACCAATCCAAATGAGCTTTACCCCAAGGAACCAAGATCCAAACCACACGTTTATCCGGAGTTAGAAATTGAACCTTGACCGTTCTCATTCTGGTTTCTTTCTACCGATATTATACTTGCTTTCTAAAGTCCATTCATCCTTTTCTTTGAAGGCAAGAACTTTAATTTGATTGAGTGGAGCAACGTCCTCAATTTTTTCAGGAGTTACTACGGTAATAAGTCCCCAATCAGAAAGCAATTGAATGATACGATTCCTACGCTGAACATCATTCAACGAAAGATTGGTATGCTTGCCGTCCAAAGCAAATAGTTCTTTGAAATGAACGATGTAATATCTACCTTGCTTATGAAGAATATGGCAAGATTGATAAATTTTCTTTTCTTTTCTAGAAGCAACACCAATTCTGGTAAGGGTTTCACGAACTTTCAAAAAATCATCTGGCTCAGCCAGAGAAACCTCCACCATATCAGATTGTTGCCACTGAATTACAATATCATCTGTCATTTTGTACCACCCTTATTCAATGCTTTTTTTATAATTTCAAGTTGATCTGTTGTAAGAATCTGTAATGCTTCGAGAGCTTTGTTATGACTATAGCCATAATACTCTTTCACCAATTCAAGATGCTCAAGCGTCTGCTTTTTGACCCAAGGACTATAACGTTTTCTTGGTTTCAAAGTATTTATAAAAAAATCAAATTGAAGTTTCTTGTCCAGATGAGCATTCTTGTTCATCTCATTGACGTACAGAATAGTATCTGTAAATGAAGACAAGCATTTGTTAACAATAAAAGGTGGATACCCTTTCACTGCTTCTTGATCATCATCAAGAAGTTTCTTTTTTGTTTGATTGATAGCGTTAAGATAATCTTTCAACTCATATTTCATACAGCAGTCACACCAACTACTTTAGCGTTTGGATTACGGGCAAGAGCAACTTCCTTTGCTTCCTGGTAATTACGAGCTTCAACCTCTTCGTTGAAAACTTTACCAGCGACATAGAGTTGAACACGGCAGCGCATAATTAAAATCCTCCTTGGGTTTCATCAATTATAAAAGGATACTGGGCACCGTGATTCAGGGTAGTGCCAGTTCCTGTAGTGGCATAGTCAGATGGATTGTACTTAAGAAATTCTCGAAAAGTCATTTTCATTTCTTTCATGGTCATCCCACAATGTTCGGCAGCAAAAGGCAAATTCATTGTGGCACGAAACAATCCCTCATTAGCTTCACGAACATTTTCAGGAGTAGTTTTTACTTTCATTTAAATTCACATCCCATCATAATTTCAGTTAAACAAGCAAGAAGATTAATCTCTTGGTCAGCAACAATATTGATATCCCTCATGTACTTGGCAATAATAAGAACTGCCTCTGGGATAGACGGACCCTTGAGAGTATCATAAAGAGCATCGTAAATCTTCCTCATAACCAAGGCAGGATCATTGTCGATGTTATCTACGACCCACTTTTTGACTGTAGTGAATTCCTTGTTCTTTAACGCCCGTACCAGATCATCCAGATTAATGTCGGCAATGTCAACAAGAATAGAATTAGAAATGCTTCCGCTGGCACTGTGTCTCTGTGCTTCATTGATTAACCTTCTCCAATCTGGATAATATCGTTTAATTAATTTTATTAGAATCTTATCTTCATATTCAATACTATTCTCGTCTAGAATATTTTTAAGACGAACATAAAACTTTGCCTGTAGTTTGTCAACTTCATCGTTCTTGATTTTGAAATCAATTACCGTACAGCGGGAGTGTAGAGGGTCAATGATTTTGTTTGGAAAGTTACAGGTGAAGATAAAACGGCAGTTGCCATGAAACTCCTCCACAGCAGTCCTGAGCGAGAGCTGGACATCGCTAGTGGTGTTATCTGCCTCGTCGATAATGACGACTTTGTGGGCGGCCCCAGAGGTCAATGAGACAGTTGTGGCGAATTGCCTGACCTTGTTCCGAACAGTATCCAGAAAGCGCCCCTCGTCTGATCCATTAATCACGATGTATGAAGCGCCAATTTCATCACACACTGCTTTAGCAACAGTTGTCTTACCCACTCCAGCAGAACCACAAAGCAGAAGGTTTGGAATTTCCTTCTGCTCAATAAAGCCCTTAAATGAATTTTTAATATTTGTAGGAAGAATACAATCCTCAAGAGTATGAGGACGATATTCTTCTACCCAGAGAAACTTTTTATTCATTGAGGTTCGAGAGCAATCCAATAGGTTAGGTTAAGAGATTTGTGTTTCCACTGAGTAATCAGTTTACTGGAAATTTTTACTTCATATTCTCCAGGAAGAAGACGAATATTTTCCATCTTCATTGCCAGTTCATACTCACCAGTATTATCACCAAGAATTTCTTGAGTGTACACATTACTAGTTTCGTTTTCACGATCACACAGATTCAATTCTACTGTGCCGCCTCCGTGTGATTTAAACACCAGATCTGGAATCGAATAAACATCAGATGCCTTACGAAGATTTTCCAAATCTTTCTCTTGAATAGTGAATTCAATATCAGCACCAGGAAAGTTAACATTACGATCAGGTGCTGTCTTCAAGGTAATCTCAGGATCCGAGAAATAATACTTGGCGCTTCTACCGTTTCCTTTGATTGTCAGATATTCTTCATTACCGAATACCAAAGAAGGAGAATCAAAAATAGACATGCCAGCAAGAAACTGATTCAGATCATAGATGGCAAATGTCTGAGGGAATGTTTCCCCACATTCATATTGAGCAATCAGGTTCTCTCCAACATTAATAGTTTTGAGAGTAGATCCTTCACGAATCACAATCGACCCATTAATAGTTGAAAAGTTTTTCAGTACAGAAAGAGTGGGTTTAGAAAAATTAACGATGCTCATTTGAACTCCTGCAAACCATTTTGAGTACGAGTATAGTGTTTGTCAAAGTGAAGCAGCAACATGGCATAATGAATAACTTTGAGAAGGTCTCGTTTGTTAAGCCCATCTTTGTCGCCATATCGGCTGCCATATTTGAGAATGTTTGCTTGACAAAACCCAGAGGCAAGTTTCTTTGCTGCCATCAGATCAATCGTTTGAATATCAGAATACCCATTTTCGTCACCACAATAGTGACCATGATAGGTACTGATTACATACTCTTCAATATCCTTGAGGATCTTATCCTCATTGTACTTCCATTGCATTTTCATTCCTCCGTTACATACTGTAGATCTTCATGATAACACTCTTTGATTGTTCCGTCAAGTGTCTTCACGAAAAGTTTTGAATTATGTCCACCAAGAATCTTGACGGAACTGCCGTCCCGAAGGACGGCAATGTTACCAACGTAACCGTGAAACTCAGGCTTCTTCATTCTCTTCCACTGGAGCATCGTTATTGATATCGGCACCAACGCTAGCGTCGATTTTGTCATACAGCTCCATGAAACTGGACTTGGTTTCGTCATCGAAACGATTCACACAAACTTGAATCGCTTTCATACGCTTGCCGAAGATGCTGTAAGCACGAATGATGTGAGACAGACGACGGGTGCTGATCACTTCATCAACGCCACCTTCCTTGAAAGTCTTACGAATGATATCTGCCCAAGAAGCAAGCTTCTCACAGAACTCTTCATCCAGGCAACCAAGTTTGGCAGAAAGCTTCTGGAGAATCTTCTGCTCAGTCTTAGGAGCAGGATAGTCTTGCTCAAAGGTGAGAGCAAATCGCTCAAGGAATGCTTCGTTCAGAACGTTAGTGCCAATGAAGCGACCGTCATCACTACCCTTACCTTTGGTGTTAGCGGTGGCAACGATAGTGAAACCAGCGGTGGGTTTGACATAACGACCAGTCTTCTTCAGGAACACACCCTTACCTTCAAGAATGGACTGGAGACACAGGATCTTGTTAGAAGCAAGGTCGATTTCGTCAAGCAGCAGAACAGCACCACGCTCAAGTGCTTCGATCACAGGACCGTTGTGCCACACAGTTTCGCCATTGATCAGACGGAAGCCACCGATCAGATCGTCTTCATCAGTCTCGATGGTGATGTTGACACGAATCAGTTCACGCTTCAGTTGAGCACAAGCTTGCTCCACACCGAAAGTTTTGCCGTTGCCAGACATACCAGTGATGAACACAGGATAGAAAATCCCAGAAGAAATAATTTTCTTAACATCACTAAAGTTACCAAAGCTGACGAAGTTAGCATCTTTATCAGGAATCAGGTTTTCACGGTGGATAACAACATGCTCAACTGCTTGCTCGACAGGTTCGGCAGCAGGAGCGTTGTAAGTGTTTTCAATATCTTGGGCAGTCAGGTTCCAACGACCATGACCAGTCTTGTATTGCTCAAGACGCTTGGCGATTGTGGGATAGGAACTGCCGAATTCATCAGCAGCAGCAATTACAGCGTTGCTGCCGAAGTCTTCGCCAAAGTGGGTGGAAATGTAAGCGACGAGAGCTTCTTGTTCAATGTTTGCTTTACGAGCCATGATGAGTAATCTCCGTTGTGGATGTGGTAATTGTAGCAGGTAGGTTGGGGGTGGCAACACCCCCAGTGGACAGATTGAGAATTGGTCAGGCAACCAGAGTGGCGAAGGACGACAGAAGCTTTTTGTTCGTCGTCTTCTTCTTAAGCATAGTACGGAATGCCCGTCCGATGTCAGCAGCAGTGGCCTCTTCCTCAACTGTCAGTGTGGTGTCTACTGACAGATCACTGGAAGAAATCATGTACAGAGCATCGTAGCCCATGCCATTGATTTCGTAGGTCTTTTCTTTACGCCACACTTTCATAGCTTCATCTGGTTCAACACCACCAATAGATTTGTAAAGGGAACGATAAAGATACGAGAAAGAATTTCCACTAGCAATTCGGAATCCAATTAGATTGACTTCAGGGAAGTTGTCTTTCAGATTCTCAAGCAGAATAGCAGTGAGGTTGCTATTCACGTTATCCATTTCGAAGTTACGATACACGTAACCAATTTTACGATCTCGTAGGGCATTGTTAGCACTAATGTAATTTTGGCCCAAGTAATTGGAAGACCCATTTTGACGACTGATATTCAAATTAAAATTCAAATGGTTACCTTCACCATCAGTCAGAATTACGACGTTAACTTTTTGAAGTTTGTTACGAGTTTTGAACTGGGGAATGATTTGATGAAGAGCAATGATGGATTCGTTGAGAGGAGTTCCACTCAAATCCAAACCATTAGGTACGGCATAATCGTGATAGGTAGCCCCAGCGTAATTAGAATCCTCTCGGGCAGCAAGACGCCACAGATTCAAAATACAATTGTCAAGCACCTTATTGTTGGCACGGGAACTCAGAAAATTCAAAAGTCGAAACCGATTATGAACTTCAATAGATCCATCCTGTTTTTTGTACAGATTTTTTGGGGCACTGTAATTAGGATTAGCATAAGCGTTGCTCCACTCATAGGTAAAAGCATACACCTCAAAAGGAATCTGAACCTTCTTACAGAACCACACAAGGTTCAGCAGTTGCTTCACAGTATCCAGAAGATAATCATTCATGGAACCAGACCAGTCTAGTACAAACACTAGACCGTGATTCTTGCCGTCAGGAATCACAGAAACCTTACGGAAGATATCTTCATTGTACTTGTAAGTGTGAAGTTTGGTGGTGTCTAGAGTGCCAGTACGAGCAGTAGACATACGCTGGTAAGCATCTGCCGACTTCTTCATCTCAAACTCTTTGACCAGATAGTTCACTTCCTTCTGTGCTTCTGTACGATATTTCCGATAATCTTTATCGACTTTATCAAAAGCATTCGTGGAATAACGACCACAAGTGAGAACTTCACCAAAAGAATTGTTGATGTAATCGTTCAGCATTTTGTAATCAGCAATTACCTCATCAATTTTTAGTTGAGGACACTCAATATAAGTAGTTTCACTCGTGTGATGATTGGTCAGTTTTTCTGTTTGCTGATCAAATGCTTGCTGGGTTTTGGAAATTTCTTCGTTTTGTTCGTCATTAGGACCGCCACCACCAGAACCAATAGGAGCATCTGGAGCTTCAATAGCACCGCCACCACTAGTTTGTTCCTGCTGAGCATCGCCACCAGGATTAGTCATACCCTGCCCGTCACTGGTCATTTGCTGATCGGATTGACCATTAGAATTGCCCGAACCAGCTTCACCAGAATCACTAGATGGCATGGAAAGTGACAGTTCTTCCTGTGCTTTTTCTTTTACATACTTGTGAATCAGTTCACAGATGGTCAGCACCTGTTGGAAAGTTTCAGCACCTTCAATCATCTCAACAAACTGTTGTTCAAACTCGTTGA